GTATATTTGAGATTGCCCATAAATGCTGTAAGCAACCGGTGTTCCTATGCGGTTTTGCCAGTAACGCAGTTGTGCGTTAAAGTCAGTCCAAGCCATGTACCGCAAAGGTATTCTTGAATTTCCCCAATAAAGATTAATATTAACTACGTCCAGAGTTAATACACCAGACGGCAAAGTTAGATAATTAATTACTTCAGAAGGTCCAGCATACGTAAGTTCTACAGCCGTGTCAGTAACTATAGGTCCTGAAGGTGGATAAACAGCATTTGCATTAGGATAATTTGGAGGCGTTCCTAATATTCCACCAGTTACTACTTGATAAACAAAAATATTTGAAAATACGTAATCACCGTAATTAACCGTAAGTCCGGTTTGCCAAAGAATAGGCGTTACGTAAAAACTATCTTGAGCAACAGGAGCAGCGGGTATTTGAAGTGTTTGAACCGTGCGTAGACATCCTGTGTCACGAGCAACACGCGCTCTTGCACCATTGACGTAATCAGTTAATTGATTATTGGTGTAGAAATTAGCGTTTGCATCGTGCAGCAGGTATCGTACTGAAGTAATGTAACTGTCTAGCGTTTGCGCCATTTATGTTCCACATTAGACTTCATCATTGACTTTTCCCCCAACCGCACTAGGCGGCAGGGGTACTCTTTCAACCACCGGGGATAACGAGTGGCCTTTCTTTGGCGGCTGGTCCGTAATCAAAATTTTCTCAAGAATTTTTAAACCCTTGGGAATATCTGCTTTCGTATGAATCATAGCCAACCGCGCCATATACGGTTCTTTATCAGGGTCATTATGCCCGAATATGTGACAAACAGCCTCTAACGGAGCTTCTACACTTTCACCAACAGGGAACGTGTAAGGAACAAAGTTGTAGTTAAAAGTTATGGGTTTTTCCCATTTGTTTGTCACATAGACGGTTTGCATAATTAGAAGCTCACAACATCGCCATATACACAAATATCAACGGTATTCGCATTGTTAGCGATAGCATTAATATTCACATACAAGCATTGGGTTACGTTACCGGCTACAACATTGCTGGTGAATGGTGACGCTGCATTAATATCAACATAACGACCAACAGTAGACATGGCAGTTAATACGGTATTAGCCGTAATTAAATTTGCTCCGTCTGCCGTTGTAGAAATGCTCACGTTTGCATTAGACACGTTACCGGAACCATTTTGAATCGTAACTCTACGAACAATAATGCCACCAGAGTTAGCTATACCACCGCCGTTAGTTAAACCACCACTCAAAATTGGAATGGTGATAACTGCATTACCAGCGGTGTTTAGCGTTGTAGCTCGAATAACACCAAGGCGACCATTGCTGAAGCTATCAAGGGTAAACTGCGAAACTGAATCAGCATTAGCCATGACGCCCCCTTACGATGTGTACGTGCTGCTTACGTTTTGACCACCGTTGGTAGCCAACAGAGTTACTGTGTCGCCACTTGCGTAGCTTGACTTAGCAAATACGTTGACACCATCAGAAATGATAACGCCACCAGTATTGGCTGCAATCAAAGTAGAGTTAGCAGTATTACTTGTAGAAGCAATAACGCTAACATTTACTTGTGGAAACATCAGATAAACACCAGCAGGAATAACCGTACCATTGCCTGTATTAACAGCAGACAAAGTAGTAGTTAAAAAATAGGCACCAGCGGTGTTGGTCTGTGCGCCAGCAAGAATGATTTTATTGGTACTTAATGACATGGTTAGCTCCTTAGATGCTTAGAGAGTTGTAACCCGACACAACTGACATTGACTTAGGCTTAGTTGAAACCAACTCAGCAATCATCAAGACAGCACCAACATAACCAATCTGCCAGTTAGGCAGGGTCGATTCAAAACCTGTAAACACGAACGAGCCTTGCTCATGGATGTAGAGCGAGAGATAGTTAGTGTTCAGGAAGTAAACCGTACCTTCTGGACAGTATGGGTCAGGATAAATAGGAACACCGGCAACCATCAAAGCACGGAAACCAGCTTGAGGACCATTAGCGTCGCCATCAAAACCGTGACCGGGAGTGATAACGTATTGCTCTTGACCGACAAAGTCTTGTGCCAACAGAGTCCATGTACCAAAGCCGCAAACACCAAACGTAGGCACTTCAGCACCGTTTTTAACGGTACCAGAGATATACTGAAGAATGTTTTGACGGGTTGGGTTCACGTTACCTGCTGTGTAGGCTTTTGATTGCCACCAAGTGTAAGCAGAACGGCTGATGTTACCGTAGGTGCCGGAAGCAGAAACTGCTGCTGGCAAACCTGTGAACTGTTGCGTGTTCGTGCTGTTGTTATACAAGGCTGTTGCCATTGCATCCATCATCACGTTTGTTGCATCGTTCATACGAGCTTCAATCAAAGGAATGATTGCAGCGTCTTGCTGAACTGCACCTTCCATACCGAGGAACGGTACTGGAGCAATCATCAGCTTCAGGTCAAACTCAGCGTTGAAAGCACCTTGCTGAACTGCTGGCTGGTTAAATGAACCAGAGTAGTCAGACCATTGTGCGTTCACAAACTGTGCGCCTTGAACGGGAACGGTTATTGAAGAAACACCACCGGAAGCCTGTTGCGAGTTAGCAATCAGAGCCGCCATTAACGGTGTTGAGTTATATAATTGAACAACTAGCTTCGGAATAAACGCACGCCGCGTGACGTATGTCAACTCGGTAAATTGCGTACTACCCGTCGCTGGAACGATACCGCCACCAATAGGCATGGTTATCTCCTAAAAACTTTATCCCCTAATTAATTAAAATCCAATAGGACGTCTGTTTTGACGTAACTCTTGGAGTGCTTTTGATGCTTCATCTCTTGCTGCGGCTTGCGGGTTCTTATAGTATTTACCTAAGTCGAACTTGCTAACCGCTGAAGGGTTGTATCCTGTCGGCGTTGGAGTAGCGGATTGTTTCATCCAGTTCCAATACTCTGCTGCTGACTCATGGTTAGTTATGCCCTTTTCAAGCATAATTTTCTCCACTTCGTGAATATCTTCTTCACGGTCTACTAAACCTTTTTTCATCAATTTATTACGACGAGACTCAAGGTCACGCAAAGCGTCTTGCTCTCTGTCTTTTGCATCACGCGCCATAAGCTGCTGCTCTAGCTTATCGACATACGATTTGGTTGTATTTTCAATTTCCAACTCAGGAATAAGAAGGTCTGGTTTGATTTGCTTCGTCAAACGCAAAATATCTTTTCTTGTACTTGGATTGTGTGAAAGTTCTTCCATCAACAACGCCATTTGGTCGCGCTGTTCAAAAGACATATCTTCGAGACTCATTCTTATCCCCTAATAAAATTAGATTACTTTTTTTCCATCGCCGGGCTTTTGAACGCCCATTTTGTTCTTGGTACCAATTGCTGCGCCACCAGACAAACCGCCAAATGGCTCATAACGTGGTGGGTTAGTAACAACACCATTTTGCTGGTTGTTGTCTGTAGGGCGACGAGGGCTATTAGCACCTCTTGGTTTAAACAGGTCCATAATATTTCCTTTACATAGGTGGTTGTGGCATACCGCCGGGTGGTGCGCCGGGAGGTGCGCTAGGAGGAGGACCGCCAGCACCGCCGCCACTAGGCATTGGAGGAGGAGGCATACCGCTAGGTGACATACCGGGAATCATTGGTGCTTGTGACATTGCTTTACCTTCAGGCGTTGCACCGCCAGCTTGAGGTAAGTTTTGCAACATTTGAATAATTTCAGATTGCTGTAGTTCACCTGTCTTTTGCTTGCGAGGACCAATCAAACCGCTCAACGCACGAATAGCGTTCAATGCTTTTTGACCCTCTGGTGATTCACTACCTAGACTTGGCAAGGCTTGTTCAATCAAATCCATTGCCATTGAAATATTGACTAGCGCACCTTCACGATTTCCCATCTTAGGCTCTGGCGTAGACATTGGCGCAGACATAGGAGCCGTTGTCGAATCAGACATCGCGGTGTTATCAGCAGCAGGGTTCTCGGAAGGGTTCCCTTGTTGCTTGCCAATCATTTCCATTAACTTATCGGGTGGTACGCTCATAAATAACCTCTATCGTCTAACTAGACGCGATTAGACCAGACTATCAGCAAATGTCAAGTGGGGGAGTATGTCCCCTCCCCCTTGGGCTTAATCCACAAGGGACTAATTACTTGCGACCTTTACGGCCTTTACGTTTCATGCGTGCCATGGTTTTCTCCAATAAGCAGCGGCCAACTTGAAAAGGGAAGTCAGCCATACCCTATCCCTTGAGGGGAATTAACGGCGTGTTTTACGACCGCGCTTGTGCTTTTTGTACATGGTGTACTCCTATCGCTCGCCCATACGGCCCGTCTTTCTTGCCTGACGGGGGTTATAAGACTTTATGCCCGTCACCCTGTATTGAAAAGATGGCGCAGCTTCAGTCCTTTTTACATCTCCAGCCGATGTTCTTGGCTGGTCAGATTTTGGTGCATAGTCTGGTTTAGTAGCCATTATTCACCCTTCGGCTTTTCTTGGGGTTGCGGTTGATTAGCCTTATCTTTCTCACGCTTTTTCAATTTATCTATTAACAATTGTTTCATTGGCGGCTCTAACAAGTCAAGCAGAGATTCTTTGTCAATTGCTTGGGTTTTGTACAGATTAAACGCCAATTCTTTCATGTCTTCAGTAAATATCGGACTATTGGAGTGAGCGTCCACTTTCACTACATAATCTTTGGTAAATTGCTCTGCAATAAACTTGTTTCCGTTTTCGTCTGTGAAATGCGTATTGTCGTAGGCTTGCATTAGCTTTAGATACAGCGTTGCTACCTTTTCTAAGCTGTCTTCTACGATTAGGGCGCGTTTCTTTGCGCGAGAACTTCCAAGGCGGGCCAACTGAGAAGCATGACCAGCGGAGCGTACACCCTGCTCACCACGACCAGACAGAACACTTGATATTCCACTTGCCTCTGCAAACATTGCATCAATTTCATGGATGACCTCAAATAAAGACGACGGCATCTCTGGCGCAACTGAATCAACCTTTGCGTTAGGCATATCGCTAGAGACGAACGCGCCGGGTCGGTCAAACGCAAATGCTTTCTCATCCGTGATACCCATGAAACCAGAGAACACTTTTGGAGGAGAGGCTTGCTTGGACAATATATCCAATATCTCTGACATGCGATTGTTTCGTACCGCTTGCAACAAGTTCAGTCTAGCTACTTCACTTTGACCCCAATAGTAATCGTATTGTGGGTTAGGACATATTTGAATAAATGGACATTCACCGCGCAAGAAGACTGATGCGCCCGGACGGTCATAAATAAAGATGTCGGGTTCAGCCATCGTGACGACTTGGTAGTCTTTAGTCTCATCGTTCCACACCCACAACTCATACATCTTTACGGTGTCTTCAGCAACACGGGCTTTGTAGCGGTTAGACCCGTACAAGTCTAAGTTGACGTTACCGTAGATGGTTGGATTAGACGTAGAGATAATTAGACGGTCAAGTCCTTCAGGCAAATCATCTGTCTTAGTGTTCATTGATGTTTGAACACGTTTAACAATTTCTTCGCGCTTAGGGTGACTATACAATCGATTATACAAATCGGATTTTGTAATGTAATAGCTTTGTACTATTGCTTCTTGTCTGTCGGTATAGGTTACGTCTTCACGTAGAACACCCATTGAGCTAGGGTCTACCATGTAGGGGTGAATACCGTTGTTGACGACTAGCTTAACAAATGTTGTGTTGTAGACTAACGCCCACGTTAGGGCAGAAGAAAATACTTGGTCAGCGTTTGAGTTTAGCCACTCATCATTTAGCGCAGATGTCAGCTTTGGAATCTTGATGTGTTCCATGTCTGAAACAGCGGCACCAACATTGATTGAGAAGCGAGTTGTTTCTGCTGAATAAAGAAACGATGTTAGCTGGTCAACGTGCGGATATATTTTATTGAACAGAGCAGGGTTCTCATCAGGACCACCACCGAACAAAAACCAAGAGCGCAGAGAGGCATAATCCCCTTTGCGCTCTGCTAGAGACACCATGCACTTTTGTATTAAGTCACGATAAAAATACTCGCGTTCATCGTCGTCGGTTGGTATCCGCATTTATGGCTTTACCTGTAGATTCTCATGGTCGGCAACATAACTCGCCGCCATAGGTCCTGTCAAGTTCCCAACGTCTTTGGGGTTTATTCCGACCGATTCTCCCATAACTGAGCGTACAGCCCCACCTTTTAACAGGCTGCCCATGCTATATCGTCCATCGCCGCCCCAAATAGCGGCGTCTCTTGGTTTAGGCTCGTTAGCACGGCGTTGTGCTTCTGCTGCCTCTTCTTTGAGTTGTTTCTTCGAGGTTTTGTTCTTTCTGGTGAAGTATCCAGCCTGATTCTCGCCAGCGCGGGTCGATTTGACGTTAGTCATATCAAAATCCATTGCAAGCTGCTTAATGGTCTTATCGTTCTTCTTTGTTCCG